TATATCTGAGATTGCGTTCTGGTCACCTTGCATTTTCAAGTATTGTGGCCTGTTCTGCATAAAAGGAATCCATAGTTTTTCTGCGACTTTAAAACTGTCAAATCGCATCACGCTGGAGTTGAATATTTTAGTCATAGGATTAAAGTCATTCATACCAACGAAATCAGCCTGTGGTTCGTGTTTCCAAAAGCAATCAATATTGCCTGTAATTACGACATCTAAGTCCATGTATAGAGTTATACCATAAAGTTCACTATCTGGACTAAACAACTGCATTTTATTCCACCACCCTTGTAAGTCGTGTAATGCAAATTGTCTTATCTCTATATCACCTTCAACCATTTTGTGCATTTTTACATGGTCGGTAAATACAATAAACTTATGGTCTAATGTGGTGTTTCTTTGAACCATGTTGTAGAGTTTTTGAACATACTCTACAGAATATTTGTCACCATAACATACACACGCAAAATTTAACCTATCAACCAATTCCATACGGCTCTAATTCCTAATAGTAAATACATTAACTCCATTAATCCTCTAGGAGTATCTTTATCTTTATATGCCATGTAAATCCAAATAGAACAACTAATACAGGCAATTGACCAACCTATCCATTGAGTTTCTACATTTGCATTAGACAATATAAAAGCAGATATAATAGCAAGAATAAATCCTAACCATCTCCAGCCGTCTATGTCTTTATAATATCTTATCTTCATATTGCCTTTTAAGAGTTTCATATGCTGTACCATTTCCCATTTCTTCTAAGGTAAATTGGTGTTCAGCTACATACTGCATCCAATCTCTTATAGTTTTTCTTCCTGGTTTTAAAGGTTTTTCTATCTTACTTATATCTCTACTTGTAATCTGTGATGCGACATTTCTTACATGAGTAAATGCTGGCACCATATTCAATATTGCATCAATAGCTGATAGTGACATATTAGTTACCAAAGCGTGAGCATCTTGTAAATCATCTTTAATGTTAGTATTCCACCATTGATTGCCAGGTCTTGGTTTATTTCTTACCACAATTTCTCTATCAGTATGTTGTTTTAATGTTTTAACAACCTCATCAATCCATTGGTCTTGTGATATACCATTAATATGAAAGGTAACAGTAGGTGATGAAGGACAAACTAAAATCTTATTTCTGTTCTTTGACCAACCTTTAAACTCTACATCAATACCTTTTCTTTCTAATTCTTTTAATCGTAAACCATCAGGTGCAAACTTACCACCACTTGTGTGAATACCACCTCTTACAATTCTAAAATATGTTTTGTCTTTATCGTGTATGTATGGTGTAGGGTATCTAGTAATCTGTTCAGTAAAGTAACCAACATCTACATACCACCATTCTTCTTGTTTATCAATACACTCTTTAATTAAAGCTGTATTTGCACCACCTAAACCCCAAAAGAAGTGTATAGGTTTATCTTCATCTTTCCAACCTTGCTTTATATGAGGCCAGATTTTATGTGATAGGCAATCTGCCCATTTCATTTCGTGGCATATAATCATTGTAATTTATCAACCATTGCTCTAGCTGTCCCATTTTTAATTTCATCTGTATCAAATTGACAAGCTAATAAACTATCAATCCATTGTTTTAATAGGTCATCATTTGGAAAATATGGACTTTCTATATTTTCTAATAAACATTCAGATACTTCTCTAGCCGCCGATACTGCATCACAAAAACTAGGCACACCATTTAATATTGCTTCAATAGCGGCCGTTGATTGATGAGATACTACAGCGTGACAATTTTTTAAATCTTGTATTAAAGGTTTTTTAGTATCCTTTTTTCTAACTATAATATTTCTATCTGTATATTTGGTAAGTTCTGTTATTGTACTATCAATCCACATTTGTTCATCACCTAATTCATATAATCTACAAATAGCTGTAGTTGGTGGACATATTAATATGTGTTCACCGCCACCAATAAATGGTTTTGTTTCTACAGGTTTAAACCTAGATATTCTTTTTAAATCTTCTTTATCTAATTCTACTATGGTGTTCATTTGCATTTGAGATTTAACAATCCTATACAATACACCGTGTGGACCAGACTTATAATTTCTAGTAGCGTGAAAGTAAGCATGGTCCATATAATAAAAAGGATGTCCTCTCTTTTGACATTCCCAAATTATCTTTTCTGTACCTCTTAATGTACCTACAACTGCTACTGGATTTTTAGTCCATTGTTTCATATCAAAAGTAGGCCAATCACCTACTTCAAAATGAGGTATATTTTTTCGGCTATTCTTATGTACTATATCACAAAACAATTCTATGAATACATCTTTAGCTGTACTGGTACAAAATCCTTCAATCATTACATATTAATCTTATTTGATTCATGGTATAAATTAAACCAATCTATTGTATAATCAATACCCTTAAATTCTTCAAACCAAGGACCGCCTTCAGTAAAATGTATATTCTTTGGATTAGGATGATATTCATATTCACCTACTAACCAATTCCATTCTAAAGGCAATTCACCAATTAAATTATCACTTTCTAACCATTTAAATTGATGTAGTTCTAAACCTGTGGCTGAATTAACATAGTCTGGTGTTAATGCACTACATTTAGCACAATTCATTAACATAAAACTAGACCAATTCTTTTTTTCGTATTTTGTTTGTGTTTGACCTAAAAACTTCTTTTCTTTTTTAGGTGTATAATCATGTTTACAAACTTGTACGGCATACTTATCATCTCTTAGTCGCCATAGTTCTGCAATATCTTCAAACATTAACATATCACAATCCATAAACAATGCCCAACCTCTATAGTTCATAAGGTGTGGTATAATAAATCTACTAAAACTAAATTCAGTTGATGATAAGGCATTTCTTTCTCTTACAAAATCATCTTTGATATTAGGTAAATAGATAGGTGTAATTGCAACTGGTTTAGTTGAGTTCTTTAATATACTATATGATAATACATTAAAGGCTGCCTTTTCTTTACTATCGTATCCTATAAAAACATTAATCATTATATTTGCCTCTTTTACCCCTTAAATTGTTATTCTCTCCACTAAATCCCTCAACTTTTCTATTAGGACCTTTTGTGTGGTCATATATAGGTCCTAAACAAGACCTAGCTTGTACATGGCCGTTACCGCCATCACCTATATTTAAATTAGTAACACCATATTCACTTTCAAATTTAATTCTAACATGGTCCCAAATATAACTATCGTGCCATTCAATTAATTTAAATAGTTTTTCTTCGGTATACATATTCTGCATTTCTTTAGCATACCGTTTTGTATAAGGGTGTTTCATATTAAAACCTAAAAATCCACATTCACTATATTGATTACCTCGGCCAAGATAAGTCATCATACAATCTTCTCTAAAAATATTATTTTTTATCCAAGTGTTATTTATTGGCTTATAAAATACACTATCTGCATCAATACCTATAATAAAATCAGAATCATTATCATTTAATATAGCATGAGTATAACTATAAACTTTATAACTAAAACGGCAAGCGTCCCTTAAAAAATCTTTGTGTGGTCTATGTTTATTTTTTTCAATAAAATAATAACATTCTGGTATTAATTTAAATAAATTCACATCTTCATTATATACAGTTAATGGAATATGTGACCAATGTAAATTATATGATTCTTCAAATCTATAAGCATATTCTTTATACAATCTATTATTCCATGTAGTAATAGCTCTTACTTTCATATTGAAACTCCATAAACTTTTTTCCATACTGCAAAATTCAAAATAATAAACAATTCCTTTTGAGATAATAAACCTATATCAGCTTTATTTTTTGAACCTATATCTGGATGTTTTTTATTATTTAAATATTTCTTTTCAATATCATCTTCACCATATTCAAACAAGTCTTGCAATTCTTTATCTTTTAATATTTCTCTTATATAATCTTTTAATATGCCATTATCTGGTGCTGGGTTATCTCTATTGCCTATTAATATTTCATCTGTAGGAAAACGCCAACCAGTCTTTACATGATTTAGAATATTGTCTGGTAATCTATTTTTAAAAGCTTGTTTTTGTAACGATTTGTTATGGACTAAAGGTCGTTTCATAAACATTTTTGTTACTTTTAAATTGCCTGGTATTGCTCTGACATAATCCCTAATACATTTATTCATATATGGAAATCTTCCTTCCATACTAAACGCCATACCTAATTTATCATTTCTAATTAAAAAATCTTCAGCTAAACTATTCAAACTTTCAATATACATAAAGTCATTTACCTTGTCACCTGTCATTGGTGTTGTAGGCAACCAATCATTTAAATAATCCATCATATCTTCAACAGAACAATTTAATTCAGGATTTCTTAATACTCTATTGTTTTTAGATAGTGTTCTTAACTTGCCTTCCCAATCAGGAAACTTATGATGTTTATATCCACCAAATAGTTCATCGCCACCATCACCAGCTAAGGTAACTGTAATATTGTTTTGTGCTATAAATTTATTTGTGTTGTAATATGTGGGAAAAGATTTACCTTGTCGTGGTTCTTCTAAAGCGTAAAAGGTATCTTCTAATGCGTCAACATAATCTTGTTGAGATTGTTTTACTGTATTATTAAATACTTCAAATCTTTCTGCAAGGCCTTTTGCTAAATCACTATCTTCATTTAATCTACTATTAGGGTCAAGTAATTCAAATTCAGAGGTAAAGGTATTTGGTTTTACACCCAACTCTTTCATTTCATACAATATAGATGTACTGTCGATACCACCAGATAAAAACAAACCAATGTTTCTTCTACCCATTAAAGTTTGTTCTACAGCCTGATTTACTCTATCTCTTATTTCGTGTGTGTGATGATATGTGTATTTGTAGTTATTTAAGTTTCTTTTAGTTATTAAATTGCCTTCAATAACATCATAAGTTCTAATTTCACCTGGTACCAACTTTTGTATACCATTAAACATAGTAAGATAACCAGAATTATAACCTGCTTTTTGATAATGAGCAAATGCTTGTTTACAAATGCGTCTTTCGAAACCTAATTCTAATAATGATTTTATTTCTGAGGAAAAACTGAAAGTATTATTATGATACCCGTAATACACAGGTTTAATACCATTTGAATCTCTTGCTAATGTAATTCTTTTAGTCTGTTTATTATAATAGGCCAGACCAAACATACCATCTAGTTTATCTAAAAAACTATCACCATATTTTTCAATACCTTTTATAATAACTTCGGTATCTGTATTAGTTTTTAAATCAAATTCTTGTCCTAGTTCTTTATAATTATAAACTTCACCATTATATACTAAGACTAAATTATTATGTGACCACGGTTGTACAGAATTTTCTTCACTATCTACTATTGATAATAGGTTATGACCTAAGGAGATATAATCATCAGTAAAATAGGAATTGGCGTCCGGACCTCTATGATGAGCCGCAACAATCATCTTTGTTATAAGTGAATTATCTTTTTTAAATATACCGTGTATAGCACACATAATAAATCACTTTGTAAATATAGTTTCTTTTTTTAGATTGCCTTGTCTATTATATCCAATATCTTTTAAAACAGCAACAATATCATCATGGTATTTTTTTTCATCTGCATTTCTGCAAGGTAATTCTAAACAAATTACAGTATCATGGTTCTTTAATAGTTCTAAACCGCCATTAACAATTTCTTTTTCGTGTTCTTGGCAATCTACTTTTATAAAGTCAATATTTTGTCCTTCAAACTCATGTAAATAATCATCTAATCTTTTTACATCTGTAGTTGTTGTATTTAAATCAGAATTTTTTAATATTCTTTTTGAGTTGCCGTGTGTAACACCATGAGCTAATAAACTTACATTACCGCTTTCATCTGGACTTGCAAACAATAAAGCATTCTCTTGTTGTTTATCTGATAATGCTATTTCTTCTAATTGAAAGTTTTTATAATCCATCATATTTCGTCTATAACATTCTATATTATGCGGATGTGGTTCAAATGCCCATACTTTTTTAAATTTACTACATAACTCTTGTGACCAAAAACCAATGTTAGCCCCAATGTCTAATGCAATATTCCAGTTCTTAACAAAACTTAAAGCGTATTCTCTTTGAGGCTGTTGATATTCAAACTTACCATTATATTCTTTCAACATACCTTCATAGTGATTGTCCCAATCAGGTAAGTACCAACCTTTTATTAATTGTAGTTTCATATTATCTCCTTATTATATAATTTCATTTAGGTATATCTCCGTGACCAATATGTGTTTCTGTTTTTATTTTTGATTTTTTTTCTTTGTCTGTAATTAGATAACCCTCTATATGTGTGTAACCTTTTTCTTTTGCCCAATATACTCTTTTGTTACCAGCCTGTACATATAGTCCAGGTCTTACTTCACCATTTGCTTTAATGTGATGAGGTTTTTTAAATTTGCTGTTTGATTTTTGTAGAAGAATGCCTTGTACCCAATCTTCCGTATGAGGTGAAACTAAAATAGGATAAATCATGCCGTGGTTTTCAAATGATGACCAATAATTAAATTCATCCATTCTATTTCTTAACCACTCATCTCTAGGCACACATCTGATTTCGTCTAAATCAAACTCTTGTATATCGCCGTATAAACTATCTGGATATTTTTGTGCTCTTAATACTATTCTCATA